CCGGTTCCTGGTGTGCCGTTAGTTGTGCCATATGACGCACCACCACCAGAACCACCATTTTTACCACTTGTGTTCGGTGGTGAGTAACTAGTTCTTCCAAAAGCACCGCCACCGCCACCGGTGGCAGTTAGCGCACCAAAAGTAGAATCCGTGCCATTGCTGCCTCTAGTTAAATTAGTCAAAGTCGCAGCAGCCCCACCACCAATAACTATGTTGTAGGAGTTAGCCGGATAACTTGCATTTGAGGTCGCTAATAAACCACCTGCACCGCCACCACCAGATTGACCAAAACCAGCATTTTCTGAACATCCACCGCTACCACCGCCAGCAATCACAATAGAATCAGCAACTAAAACTCCACCAGTAACAGATAAAGTGCCATTTGCACTAAAGACGCGATAGAAATAAGTAGAATCAGATGCTAAAGTTCCACCAGTAACGATTGGTAAAGATGCGCCACCAGCAGTTGCCCAAAAACCTAAAGGGATAAGCATTAGACAGTAATGCTTCCAATAACTCGGTAAGAGTTAGCAGCAACCTTCATAATCGAAGCACCACCATACTGAGTATTTACTTTGAAAGTGTTTGCGGTTCCTGCGGTTCCTGCACCTGCCCAGGTTGTGACACCGGTTCCGGCTGCAATGATTACGGTTCCTGCACCATCGCGAATAACATCTATGCGCTCACCAATTTCTAGTAAGTCTGGAACTGTAAAGGTTGTTGCCGAAGCATTAGAGAATACATAAGTCAAGTTGTGGTCTGAAGCTGTAGCTGTATAAGCGGTAGCTGTGCTGTTAGCAATAGTGGAGTAGTTAATACCCTGCCAAGAACTGTGGCAGTAAAGGTCTAGTTTCTCGGTAACTGAGTCATAAGTCATCATGCCGGTTGAAGGTGTACCGATTGCCGAGGCGCGAGCTGCTGTGCCAGCAAACACCATAACGGTCTGATCCATTAGGTAGCCATTCACATTGGCTGCTGTTAGCACCTCTGTTGCTATAAAGGTTTTACGGCCTAATCCTGGCATGGGTTATCTCCTGAAATCATTAGCTCAAAGCGCCTGTGTCTAGTTTACCAAATACTGTGTCATCCAGTATCAGATAGGTAAAGTTTAGGGTATTTAGTCCGAGGGTGACTATGTGTTCACCTGTGATATCTACTGAGTGGTTGGCTCGAATAACAGCAGCGTATTTTGTAATAGCTGGTGGTAGGTTGCTTGGGGTAAAGATTACTTGCACAAAGTCGCCCAATTCAAGGCCCAAGACTTTAGCCTGGTTAGCATCACTTAGACCATTTAAGCGAACTTGTACCTCTGTGAAACGGTAAACAGGCTGTGCATACTTCTTTAGAATTGCTGCTTCATAACTAATAACCTGAGCATCAGTATTGACTAGCAAGTTATCGAAAGTGGCATTGAAAATACCATAAGTATCTTGCGAGGTAGTATCTCTAGTTGTTACCTCATTATTGGTAATAACTGAATTGGCAACTACTTCATTTATGAGGTTTTCTGATCCATAAGTAATTTGCATATTCTGATAAGGAATACCTGTTCCATTATCAGCAAGAATAACTAAACCTGCGGTTGTAGGTGTGTGTGTTCTATCTTGGAAAATAATGTTGCCAGTCTTAGAAACAAAGAAAAGTCCTTGTTCTGACTGTTCAATCTTTTGTAAGTATTGCAAAACATTCTGGTTATTTGGGATAACATCTGCGCCAAATGTTGCGGTACCAGTATCTATAACTCGGTCTGCTGGTGGCCATGCAACAAATTGGTCATCCAGGATTGCATTGACTCTTGCGCCGGAAAGTTGAGAGGTTGCTGTGCCAGCATTTAATGTCTGGTTGTTTAGGTAAACAAAGCCATCTGAGGCAACAAATGAGGCAACTGCATCACCGTTAGATTCATAAGCTAAATTCCAGTCATCTATAACACCTTGAAATTGCTGAGTACCATTTACTGAGTATCTGACAACTCGCTTTGGAATAATCTGCCCATAGTAGGGACTGGCGGCATAGGTTGGGTCGAAAGCTCTTGATCGGTTATTGAGTTCAACAACAAAGTCACCAGCAGAAATAGTCGCAATGTCATCTGACTTGCCTCGGGTTAGTTGAATACCAGTTACATAATTTGTGATGTCATAGTATTGGAAACCAGCAAGGGTATAAAGGGTATTATCTAGTTTTCCTTTTACAGCGTCATCAAGAGTGAAGTATGGCCCAGTTGGAAGAACAAGGTCAAAACCAATCTCAACTTTTTCAACAACTGGCATTAGGCATTAGCCTTTGTGTACTGGTTTAGCAATGAAGTGATTTGCTGACCTACTGCTTTACCATTTGTTCCAATACCAGCATTTACAACAACATTGACTTGAGTTGGTGCTGCTTGACTTGAGCGATAGTTTGCAACTGCTTGCGCCCATGGTGTTCCTGAGCCAAATTGTGACTCCATTGTTCCGCCCTGGAATGGGTCTGAGCTGTAAGCAAAGCCATTGGCATTAGTCATAGAGCCATTCTGCAATGAATTTAGGCGAGCCATCATAGAGGCAAAGGCTGCCTCAATACTTGCAACCATGCTGGCAATCTCATCAGCCAAGTATTGCTCTTGCGACTTAAGACCGTCAATAAAGGCATTAGATACACCTTCACCAAGCGCATAGAAAGTATCGGTTGAAGTTTGTGCAATGTCAGAACCAGCCAGGTTCAATTCATCAAATAGGCCATTTAGTTCTTTGACAGTATCTGCACCACCGGCGATAATAGCCTCAGCAGTTGCTCCGCCAGCTTCTGATCCAGCATCTACAATTTGCTTGAATAGTGTGCCATTTAGACCAAGTTTCTTTAGATTGACTAGGTTCTTAGCAAAGTTCTTTGTTTTATCTACTAGCTTCTTAAAACTTTCAGCCAGATTGCCAGTAATAATTTCATCATAAGTTGAACTAATAGTTGTTGCAATGTTTCCAACAAGGCTAGTAACAGTCTTAGTAACTGACTTAGTTTCTTGAGAAAGTAGGCCTGTGATGTTTACAGCATCTACAACACCTTTAGAAATGTCTTTAGCAATAGCAATTTTAGACAATAAGATGTCGCGCTGGCGAGCAAGCGCTGTGAGGGCAACTCTTTCAACCTTGATGTAATCATAAATTAGATTGGCTGCAGTTTGGCTTATTGCTTTATCTTTTAGGCCTTGAACTATCGCCTGGTTGATTGCGTCAAAAGAATCAACTGCTTGCTGTTCAAACTTGCCTAGATCTTGACTTGTCTGCCCAAGTTCTTTAAATGCTTTCGACAAGTCCATAATGTTATTGGTAAATTCAAGAACAATGTCGGCTTGTTTTTTAGCTGTAGCTAGAGCTGCATCTGTAAGTTTTTTAGCAGTATCAGCGACTTTAGAGATTTTAGGAATCTCTTTGTAAAGGTCTTTGAGAGGATCAACAACAACTTTTGAATTCTTTGCAGTAATTCGACCTGCAATACCAGCATTTAGATTATCTTTGATTACTGGCTTAGCAAGTGCCGCTTTTTGTTTATCAACTATGCCACCACCAAAACGGACTTTAGCACCATTCAGTTTGTCATATTCTTCTTTAGCTTTGTATGCCTCTGCACCAACAGCAACAAGACCTGCAACAACCAGTCCAAGCCCATAGGCCGCTGCTACATATGGATTAGCAGCCAATACAGCATTGAATAATCCAAAAGCTACTGTTGCTATGCCAATGCCTATTGCTAATGGGCCTAAGAAATCTATATTGTCTGATACATACTTTGCAAAATTGGCAAGTCCTGTTACAGCATCAACAAGAATATCTACAAATTGTTGAACCTGGGCAGAGCCTTCGGGTGATGCAAACCAGTTGGCAAAATTTTGCAAGGTCGGCAAAAGAGCAAACCCAATTTGTTCTTGAATTCTTCCAAAAATAACATCTAATCTTTGAAATGGATCAAGATTAGCTGCAGCCTCGGCATTACCCTTAAAGGCATCAGTAAGTGCCTTAATTGGATCTTCGCCATCTTTAACAACAATGCCTAAGCGCTTTAGCGCTGTAGTTTGTCCATTTGCTGCTTTAGCAACTGCAATAGAAACTGAACCTAAATCTCTACCTGTTCCGGCTGCAACATCAGCAGAGAGGGCAAGAAGACCCTGGGCTTTTCCAACATCTCCGGTAGCCCTAACCAGGGTTGCCATTGCTGGTCTAAGTTGATCATCGGCGATGCTAGTAGTTAATTCAAGACTACTAATAAAGGCTTCATTAGCGGCAATTGCACCTTTAGTTGCGCCAGTTGTATTTTGTAATTGCTTTGCTAGTAAGCCTTGAGATTTAGAATCTTCGACAGCAGCCTTTGCAGCATTTTTCAATCCGCTACTAATAGCGGCAAGACCCACGCCAATGCCTACAGCACCAAGAGTTGAGCGTAGCGAGCTGCCTAATTTATTAAATTCTTTGCTTGCTTTCTTAATTCCAGTTGCATCAAACTGGGTAGCAATTATCGCCTTGATTGCTGACATTATTTATTCAATTCTTTTGTAAATCGGTCTGCTACCTTTGAAAGACTTATTGCTACCTCGGCTCTAATTTGAGGTAGTTTACTTTCTAGGCCTTTATAGACAAAGCGCGATGGCGCACCAAATCTGGCATTTAGTGTAGTAATCATTGCTTTACCCGATCTAGTTTTGCCGCCTGAGCGCCTACCAGCCATATCAGAGATATTGAATCCCGCTTGTTTATTTCTACCATTAGCTGAAATTGCAACAAGGTTGGATGTAGTGCTACCAAAGCCTCTTGACTTTTGTCTTGGGGTTATGGCAGTAGAAACATTTACGCCAGACCAGCCTTTAACACCGGCATTATTCATTCCAGACATTGGAGCAACCTTTGGGGTCAAGCTTTTGATTGCGCTAATACCGTCTTTAGTGATATCTCTAATGTCTGCGCGAAATTGAGCATAGGCTTCAGGTTCAAGTTTTTGTAGTTTTAGAATAGTGCTTCTCACACCATAAAACTTTACAATCTCATCCTTAGCCATAAAGTCAATTCTACCCTAGAAGCGAAAAGCCCCCGATGCGTAGTCGGGGGTTTTCTACTTACTCATTTGTTGTGACCGATAGACAAGATACCTGCCCATAGTCCACAACATCCGATCAGATTCTTGCATTAGAACCGATGGTGCAATACCTGTTTCAACAGCAAGACTGGCAATGTACCAATGCGAAGATTGGTCACCCAGTCCAACTATTTTGGGTCTATCTCGCTTGCTCCAACAGACTCAACTTTCTCAGTCCATTCATCAAAGCCCAAAGCTGTTGCTTTAGTGCGAACCTCAGAAGCCCAAGCCAAGAATAGAAGGTGCGTGATGCGTACTTCTTCCTGGATTCGAGTTACCGAGATGTTGAACTTGTCCTCAAACTTTACAAGGTCACTTGCAGAACAAGTTACCTCTTTTGAGTTGCCGTCAAGAAACAGGATGCGTAGGTTGATTTTCATTTTGTCCTAGTTGTTATGCGGTTGCGCGAGTTACAGCACCGATAGTTGGGAAGGTGACATCAAAAGTAGCAAGGTCACCAACAGCACCCATAATTGGCGTGTATTGGGAAACTAGCACAACTGCTGTGTAGGCTGGGTTGCTTGCTGAAACAGTTGCAGAGCTTGAGCGGATAGTTACAGTTGCCTCGGTTCCGATAAGTGGGAATAGCAATGAGTCAATTGCACCAACTGCAAAGTCCTGCATAAAGTTTAGAGTTAGAGAACCAGACTTTAGACCGGCTGCTACTTCACGCCATCCGGCGCTACCTAGCGAGGTCTTGTCTACTTCTTCAACGGTGATCTCTAGAGATGCACCTGAAAGAGCTGATGAAACATCCGCTGTGCCGATAGACACAAAGCGGCTGGTTACTACTTGCTTTGCCATTTATTTTCCTTTTTTTAGTCTGCTTGCACAGCGATATCGAATTCAGCGGCAAGATAAGTATTGTCGCCAATTGTGACTGAGCCGTAGTTTCTCATGCCTGTAACTATTGTATCAAAAGCAACTCCACTAAGAGTTCTATCTGATTCAATGGCTACCCTAATGCTACTTGCTCCAGTAGGTGAACAATAGGCATCAAGACTGTTTTGGCTGGTGCGCTCTGACACCCTGCCGACAACCAAAGTAACTGTGAAGTTATAGGTTGAAAGAGCATTGTTAAATGCTTTGTGATAGTCCACACTTGAAGGCGCAACAATTGCATAAGGTGG